CCCCTCCGCCGCCCTCCGGACCAAAAGTTCTCTCAATCATAGAAGAGACGGGTCCGGGTGACTGAACACCAGCAATCGGCAACCTAATAGACTCTCTCAGAGCGGATGCAGAATCGGGGTGGTTGTTCAAGCAGAAGCACACGTTGTCGATACTCGACAAGGACCTGGTGCCGGAGCGGGTAAAGCCGGACGATGTATTGCCAATACTTGTGATTCGGGACAAGAAAAGCGGCAAGGTACTGTATCGAGGTCCGCTTCCAAAAAGTGTCGACAAGGTGCTCCAACTCGTTATCGGTTTGGATGGAGGTTGAGACGATGGCGGCATTTCTATTGATTAAAAAGCTGGCATTCCCTTCGCCGGCTTGGGCAGTGGAGGATTAGATATGGTTTCAATAATCAATGAAAAATATCTCGATGTCGATTTCCAGGCCGAAGCAAAGAGACTTGATAACGAGAACCTTTGTGGTGCTCTGCCTCGGAAAGACAAACCAGGGGATATGTTCCCCATTTTTGAGGACCGGCTAGAGCTAATTCCCGAATCGGACTGGCGAGGGCTAATCGAGCATAATGTTAGCATGACTGGCTTGATTTACAAAATCAAGAATCAGGGGCGTGAAGGCACATGCACGGCCAATGCTCAGAGTCAATGGTGGGAAATGGAATTTGTCCGGCAGTTCGGCGTCTGGATTGAGCTGTCTGCCGTCAGCGTCTATCGCCAAGTTGCTCCTGGTCCGAACTCGGGAAGCGGATTAGGGGAGGTGTGCCGAGCATTGCAGACGACTGGAGGTTTGCCAACAGACAGCATCGAAAACCGGGCGACTATACAGCGCTTGGGGATTCCTGTTACGGTGTTCCACCCAAATACAGGCTACTACACGCGGCCGGCGGATGGTTGGAAAGAGACAGCCAAACTCTTCCGGGTTGATGAGCAGCATGAGGTGCTGAGCTTCGAGGGTATGGTGACTTCGCTGCACCAGCATCACCCTGTCATCTATGCGCGTGCCGGTCACTGCATTCTGGCGGTGGAAGTGCTCTACGAGAACGGGCAATTTATAATCAAGTATGCGAATTCCTGGGGCAAATGGGGGGATCGTGGTTATGGCTACGATTCTCGCAGTACAGTGGAGGGTGGTGTGCGTCGCTACGGCGCGATTGCTGGGCGAAGTGTAGTGATTCCTCCAGGGCTCGTTTTTGCGAAGGCTATGTGATATGGCTAAGTTTGAGACCACTTATGAAGCTATGGATAAGCCGGGTAGTATTCGGGATGCCACTTATTGGGCCGCCCAGTTGATTGAGCATGTTGTTCTGCCTATTGGCAAGAAACTACTCAAAATAGATTATGCTGAGGCTACTGCGAAATTGTTTGGGAAAATTCCTCTTACGGTTGAATTCCGGTTTGTTGAGACTTCTACAGAAAGGGAGGCAGAGAAATGAACGATTCTAAGTTTACGTTGGCCAGCAGGGCTGTTTGGGTTGGCATTGCTATGGTTGCCTTGGGGGTGATTGATTTTGTTGCTAAGCACGAGTTTACTGCCAACTATCCAGCGGTCGTTTCTGCCTTGATTTCGATCAGCGGCATTCTGACGATCATCTTTCGCTACGTTGCCGATCAAAAGTTGCGGTTCAAACGGAAGGGGTGAATGGTCTATTCTTTCCTCTCGCTGCCTAATCTAAGCTGCAATACTCCAAGGCGGAGTTAGGGGCAATGGCTCAGATTGTTCTGAAGGTTGGTGACGGCGGTGGTTATGCAGACGGTGACATTGTTGATACATTCAATCGTCGCCGGACTCTCTGTCAATATGCCCAGCATTATTGCCATCCCAAGGCCGCTGGATTCACATTTAGTGGATTGAGGCCCAACGATTCGTTGGCAAGGATGTTTTTTGAGCATACCCATCAATATCGAATCGAGCGAATCAGTCACAAGGCATGGAAGCGGATTGAAATAGCGACGGGCAAGTGGGAGGTCATAAGTGATGTTCCAAATGCCAAAGGCGAATATGCGCATGTGCCGGAATTCTTTGATCGGCGTTTGGCTCTTCCCGGGCATCAGATATTTGGAGAACCTGGGCGAGAGATTTATTATTGTGGTCGAAAGGATTTCAGTGAAGCTACAATAAATGCTGTATGGGATGAGATTGAGAGCAGAACAGTGTTGAGGAGGATAGATTGCGATCTTTACCCGCTGGGTGATGGTGATTTGACGGATCATTTTGCAATTTCGGTTGATGATTTTGATGACGAGACTGCGGAAGACTTGAAGTCTCCGTTGTATGATCCTGCTTTTGTGCCGAATGAATTTGGGCCCAGCAAGCCGGCTATTTTGAAGAAGCGAAAGCATCATGTTAGATGGAAGGATTTACCGGGCCTAAGCGGGATTACTCTGAATAAAGTTATGTCTCCCAAAAAGCTCGTGAACATCCAGCGTGCTGTAGAGTTTGTTCGGGCTAATATTGTGATAGCGAAGCTGGTAGATTGATGGCGACAATCACAAAAAGCATTGGTAGTTTGCCACGGGACTATTCAACAATCACATTATGGGAGGCTGCATTAAGTGGCGCAGCCGGTGGTGCTGGAAATGATGCAGTAGGTGAATGCTATGATGATACAGCTTTTGACGAATCAGTCTTATTTGATGATGCTACACCAGACAGTATTACACTAACTGTTGCTGCTAATGAAGAGGGGCTTGGGATTGAAGGGGCGGGTGCCAGGATTGTACGAACTGTTGATAGTGGGGCATTCATATTCAATAACACGGTAGCAATAACTTACAAGCTATTGGAGATAGATGCTAACGGTTTGGGATATGATTATGTTATTGATTCAGATGCCGATGTGGTCATTGAAAGAATGATGGTGCATGGAAACTCCATCAACAATTGGTGCTTTGGTATCTACTTTGATAGTGGTACGGCGACGGCTGTTAATACGATCGTTTACAATGTGCTCTGCACGCATATAGCAGGAGCTGAAGCTACAGGCTTCCGAGATGGGACTTCTGGAAATGTTGTTTTCCAGAATTGCACGGCACATGACATAGAGAATCAAAGAGGGACTGGAGCTACTTTCGGGATTGATCATTCAGGCGGAACGGTTACTAATTGCATTGCTACTGATACGGTGTCGGCAGGTGGAACTTCTGCAGATTTTCGTACATTTGGTGGATCTACTTTCACTTACAATTTAGATTCTGATTCATCGCTGCCCAACAATGGCACGAATGTCCTTGGCAAGGCTTCTGGGGATCAATTCGTTAGCAATTCAGCCCCTTATGATCTTCATATCAAAGCGGGCGCTGATGCAATTGATGCGGGAACAGATTTGGGGGATGTGGCGGCGGCAATTGACATTAATGGACGCAATCGGCACGATGAGGGGGATATTTGGGATATAGGGGCACATGAATTGGTTGATGATGAATCATCCAGCTCTTCAAGTCTAAGTTCTGTTAGTTCCGTCTCTTCTATATCATCTATTTCATCAGCTTCCAGTTCCAGCCAGAGTTCAGCTTCTAGTGTTTCAAGCTCTAGTCAAAGTTCCAGTTCCCAGTCAAGTAGTGCCAGTTCCAATTCCAGTTCCAATTTTGGTACTCTCTGGGTAGGCCCAGCAAAGTCGGGCGTTTCACCGGCTGGCGTATTGGGGGAATATGCTCAGATAGGAGCATTCAATGGTAGGAACTATTATGCTGACAATGCTAGTGCTACCTATTATCTTTGGTGGGACAGTGGAAATAAGTGGGTTATTGCAGGAGAGCAACCAACAGCAATTGAGATGATAGAATCCGCTTATTGGTTGCAATCCATAAGTGGGGCCGGACAGCTTCCTGATGCTTATGAATATACGCCTACAGGTGGCGGTGCTACTGGTACGATTTGGGTAGCATTGGATAAGGTAGGAGACTCGTCTTCTCGTTCGTCTGCGTCGTCTGGTTCTTCTTCTTCAAGCTCTAGTCAAAGTTCGAGTTCCAGTCAAAGTTCCAGTTCCAGCCAAAGTTCCAGTTCCAGCCAAAGTTCCAGCTCCAGTCAAAGTTCAGCTTCTAGTGTTTCAAGCTCTAGCCAAAGTTCCAGTTCCAGCCAAAGTTCGAGCTCTAGTGTTTCAAGCTCTAGCCAAAGTTCCAGTTCCAGCCAAAGTTCAGCTTCTAGCCAAAGTTCCAGTTCCAGCCAAAGTTCCAGTTCCAGTCAAAGTTCCAGTTCCAGCCAAAGTTCCAGTTCCAGCCAAAGTTCAGTTTCTAGTGTTTCAAGCTCTAGCCAAAGTTCCAGTTCCAGCCAAAGTTCGAGCTCTAGTGTTTCAAGCTCTAGCCAAAGTTCCAGCTCCAGCCAAAGTTCGAGCTCTAGTCAAAGTTCCAGTTCCAGTCAAAGTTCCAGCTCCAGCCAAAGTTCGAGTTCTAGCGTTTCAAGCTCTAGCCAAAGTTCAATTTCAAGCTCAAGTCAAAATTCGAGCACATTATCCAGTGTCAGTTCCGTTTCGAGCGTCAGTTCCGTTTCGAGCGTCAGTTCCGTTTCGAGCGTCAGTTCCGTTTCGAGCTCTAGCAGCGAAGGGATTCTGGAATTTCCAGTAGACAAAGTCCTGGAAAATATAGGCCCAGTAGACAAAATCCTGGAAAATATAGGCCCAGTAGACAAAATCCTGAAAAATATAGGCCCGATAAGCGTGTTGATAGAATGACTACTTTTTATGATTTCACGACCGATTTGGTTAGGAATATTATCCCACATGGTGATTGGGCTCCAACCGGCAAAGTTGTTAATCGTAGTGATGCGGTTTCAGGAATAATCTTAGATACCGTCAATAATTTAGCAACAATCTACAAAACAGAGGCAGGGGCTATTGCAAGTGGCTGTCTGACATTGAATGTTGATGGTTCAGATTTGGGAACTACCGGCCTGCGGGAAATTCGTTTTGAATTTGAATTGTCTGATCCACCATTGGCCGGCATCGGATTGAAGATGATTGATCCGACCGGACTCCATTCAGAATTAATGACGCTCCATTGGTACTACACAGGAATATGGAGAGTATTAACTCGGGCTGGTGCGGAAACTATTGTTCGGCAAACTGGAGAGGCATATAAGTGGTGGGGTGAACCGGGTATTTATCAGTTGCGAATGCGATTCTCTGATATTGGTAGTGGATTGACACTTGTTGAATGCTTCCTTGTGAATCCATACAATGTGCCTTTTGAAGTGTGGAGCTTCAATATCAATACGGCATCATGGGCACTTGCTGGCCTGCAATTCGTTATTGGAAATCTTTGGACGCAGGATGATGCTGGGTATATTGGTGCAGGGGCAGCTCAAGATGCAGCGGGGGAGGCCATTCTACGGTCATTTGGGCTGTATGATCAGGGGGATGCTCTGCCGACGGTAATGTCGCCTAGTACTACACTGGAGACCTCTGCTGCGAAATATGCGGTTTTGGCAGCAGGGATGGAAACTGCTCCGATTACTGACGACCGGAGGGATTTGCTGTCTCGTATTACGGATGCCGAGCGGGCAAATTCTATTGTGGATACATTCACCGTCACTCTATGGGATGCCTCTCATCTGATCTATTTGCCGGGCTATCCTGTAGGACATTCATTGGCAAAATATCAAGAAACAGCAGATCGGTTTGACATTTTGCAGTTGACTACGCCAAATGCTGGACCAGTCGCAGAGCCGATTCCATCCTCATATTTCACTGACTCTGGTTTGCTCATTTCCAAACGATGGAATCTTGATCTCAACTTTACTAATGGGGAGTATATTCGGACTGCTTTGGAGAATGAAAGCAGCTATGAGCCTGCTCCCACTCCATTCAATGCTGTATGTAGCCTTGACGTTCATCATGCCGACACAATGGAGCGTGCTACGATCTTAGGAATGCATCGCTCTTATGAGATGGCTCATTGGTATCCAGGATTAGTGCCTCGATATCATGTCGATTCAGAGAAGTATGGATACATCCCGGGCACGGTGGTTAGGTGTGATGCGACATCTGGGAATTTCACATTGACTTACAGAGGACAGACTACAGCTAACATTGCTTATAATGCCACGAATGCCCAGATTCGGACTGCTTTGGAGGCGTTGTCTAATGTTTCGGCACTGGATATATTCACTCAAGGAATCCTTGCTCCATCTGCTACTCACAATCGTGGCGTTCATATTTGGCACAGCAGTGATTTTAGCTTTGAATTGACAGCGACTGACGTGAATCTGGTGGGTGGTAGTGTCACAGTTCAATCCAATCTCACTACACAACAGTTGTTTAGCGATGCTGGTCTAGCAGAAATTCATCCGCAATTTGCACTGATTGGGGCGGGTGCGTATCCGATAAAGTGGGCTGATACGGATGCAGCTTGGTTGTCGGTGAGCTGGGCTTATTCTACAAATACGTTGGCTGTGTATCATAATATGATGGCCACGGCAATGGCAGAGTTGTGGCCCGATTCCCAGCTCACTACCGATCCAATACGTGACCACTTTCGAACTGAATACTGGGATGCTTTCAATCTGTTTACGCAATTCAAGACCATTGCGAGGAGTCAGCATGATCCATTGGATCTAGCGATGGATGTTGAAATTGGCAGAGTTCACCAGAGAGGAAGTGGGAATGTTGCAAGGATTGTGGTTGGCCCTCAATTGCATGGGACGACGTTCACATCAGTTGTTCCAGTAAGTCTTTTGAACACATCTTGCTGGGTTGCTGTTGCCTTTGGTGCGGACGGGATAACGCATTTTGGACTGTCGATCATTATTGATTCTGCCACACAGACGTGGAAGGCTGGTGGTGAGGATGTCTGGACTGCACTGAAAACGCTGAAATCTAATGTATATGATTTGCATGGTTCTTTGTTTGTGGAGTGGGCACCAAAAACCAGACGGGCTGCTTTGTTGATGAGCTTTGCGGATTATGCTACGGGTGCTGGTGAAACGCTATCCCTTGACAACAATGCTGGTCTTAGTGGAGATGATCTTGCCCATAACAATCATGCTATCAATCACTTGTATCAGGCAATGCTTTACGCCGGTGAGCCTATAGATGTGGTGTATGACGAGGAAGTGTTAGCGGATCGGTTGACGGATATTAACTATGACTTCTTGCTGGTCCCGTCATTGCATGGCGCAAATCAGGGTTTGATTGACAAGATCAAGGCGTTTTCTACTGCAGGGGGACGAGTGATTTGTCACGATGATTGCATTTTGGAAACTGAGGGTGTTGCGGATTTACAAATTCTAGACGGTAACTACTGGACAGATGGAGGGTCCCCATCTTCTGATCTTCATCCGCCGACGTCTAAAGATGAAATAGATGCTGGCACGGGATTGGATGCAAATGAGAAGCGAGCATTCTTGTTAGCATTGGCCGCTGATTTAATAACTAAGCTTCCGTCAGGCTTTACCCGGCGTCTGGTATTTTCCACTCCAGGACAGGCAATAGGAAATGTGATGACGGATTCCAATGGTACAGAATACCTCATTCTAGTGAACATGGATCGCTCGGTGGGAGCAGCGTCTATTGCCTTAGGAGATAATTATGCTCTGGATCAAGCGAACGATGTGGCAGTCAGTTTCCAGTTTGCTGATGGGCTGTCTTTAGTTGATATAGATACGAATCAGGTATTTTCTCCAATCGGTGGAGTCTATACAATAAATCTTACAGCGGGGTGGGGACGGATTTTGAGGGTAGTGACCGCTATAAGTAGGCCGGCAAGTAAAGCAGTGGAGATTCCCACTGCTTGAGGGGGTTCGGAATGACATTGATTCTGGCATACCAGAACCGGGGATTGACTCGGGATATCACAATTCGAGATGCAAATGAGGTTACGATTACTCTTGGGGCAAACGACAATGTCAGAGCGATTATAGGGAGGGAGGGAGAGACTCCCCAATTGACGATCACGGGCGGAACTGCAACTGTGAATGGGAGCAGCTTCACTCCCAATTCCCCGTCAAGCGGAAAGAATCGCCTCCGGTTGGATGCGTCTGATCTAGCATTGATTAGTCCTGGGACTTATACTTTGTTCATTGACTTCTTTGACAATGCTGATGCCCAAGAGTGGAAGAATGTGGACAGACAAGTCTTTGTATTGGAGAATACATGATCACCGAGCCAGGCTGTGATTGCGAACATCGTAAGAGATTAAAGAAGCTTTGGGGACGAGATAAGCCGGCGTTCAATGGAGAGTATGAATACTGTGCTATTGAGCAATGCCGGGATTGTGGAAAGCTGTGGAAAACACACTACCAGTATGATCCCGGAATTGGCTCAGACAATTTCAGTATTACGATGGGAGAGATGGAAAGAGGCATGAGTTTCACGGAGGAAGAAGCGGTGGTTGCTCTGAACGAGTATTGCGGGAGTGGGACTTGGTGGGATGCTTTTAGCTCATACTTCGGAAGAAGATAAGACATGGGAGCCATAGTTGATATTTCTGAAGTCCTTTTAGAATTGGGGCTAACCGATGCGGTGACGGACGTAGAAAGAGCTATTGCTCAGATGGCCATCACCAAAGCAGAGGGGGCCATCAAGCGGCATTTGAAGTACGATCCTGTCCAAGCGACCCGAACCGAATACTATCCCCAAACTGATAGGGATGTATTGAATCGGGCTGCTCTTTGGGAAGTGGGGGGGACGGAGGTGTTTCAAAGGAGGGTCCAAGCTGCTGCTACAAGTGAATTGCAGATGCAGCATTTGCCCATCCGATCCATCACTACGCTGTCTATCGATTTGGACGGACGGTCCGATTCTAGGACAGATTCCTTTCCAGTGAGTTCCAATAAGATAGAGGGGACGGATTTCTGGATGAATTCCGATGGTAGAGATGGAGATGGAAAAGCAATTTGCCGCGATGGAGTGATTCGGAGTTTTGGTCTGTGGCCGACGAATCCGGGAACGGTGAAAGTCGTTTATGTAGCTGGATACACATCCTCGGAATTTCACGGCCAGGTTCCTCTTGTGGACGCCTCTCCAATTATGGATGCGGTGATTGATGAGTCTGTGAGGCGGGCAAAAAGGGTATTCATCAATTCCAAGAAAATGGGAGCTGGTTTTGTGGCGGGTCCCATCATATCGGAGGGTTTGGGGGACTACTCGTACAGTGTTGATTCTTCTCTTGCTAAGCGATTGTTTGGCAGCTCTCAGGACATTCAGCCTGAGACACAGGAGAAATTGGAGGACTTTGTGAATATGGGATGGATATTGGCGTCATAAGGGATATTGCCATGTTGAATGCAAAGCAAAGAGCTATGATGGATCAAAGCATTGCAGCTTTATCTGAAATGCTCCCGGATTTGTGGTGGGGACTATTTCAGGGATGTGTGGAGAAGGGATTTTCGGAGGAGCAAGCGATAGAGTTAATAAAGCAGTATGTTGCCTCTGATCTGCGGATCACGGACATAGATGATGATTGAATGCCATGTCCATTTTGGATAATCTTCCCCATAGTTGTGCAGCTTATCGTCGCACTCGCACGAGTGGAACACTTGGTGGAAGTAAAGATAGCTTTCCCACCTCGTTATTTACGAACAGGACATGCTGGCGTCAGTCTGCTGGGGATTCGGAGAAGTTGGAGTTTGACAAGAGAGGAACTGTGGTCACACACAAGGTCTATTTCGCTGCGGACCCAAACCTGGACGAGCGGGATGTGCTAGTGATTGGAAGTGATACGATGGAAGTGAAGAGTGCAGCCCGCCCAGATGCTAGTGCAGGGTTGGGTGTGCTGTGGAGAGTTATGGCTGAATTGACAAGTACAGGATCAACCCCATAGGAAAATCGAAGATGAGTAAGAGTAAAGGGAAATGCGAAGTCACTTCGCTGAATGCCCAGCTTGGTCCATTTGGCGCAATCGTCTATGAGGGAGTGAAGTTGCATCCCGAGGTTGGCAGGATTGCTACGAGATTCGTTTCACTGGAAGATTACAACCACTTGGTCTCCAGGTATCGGGAGCTTCTCAATGCGGATCAAATGTAAGAACTTGCAAGATTTCATGGAGAACCTCAAAGGGGCAACTGTTTATCAGGGCCGCGTCTATGTCAATCGTAGTCGGATGCCGGTAGGAGACAATGCACGAAGTTCCACCAGCTTTGAGGTGTTCTTTCAAGCGTCGGCCGTCATCAATTTTGGGGATGGCGGGCAAGCGTTGGTTGAAAGTGGGCAGAGTTGTGGAATAGACCGCTTGACGGGTGATGGTGGTACAGAAGGGTCTAACATTGGGCAGAGTCTTTATCGTTCTTTGTGTGAGTTTTGTGAAGAGCAGGGGTTAAGTATCATGCCCGGTCTGCTCGATTTTTAACAAAGGAGAATATCGATGAGTAGGGTTACAATGAACAAGGATCTGAAAGAAGCGATGGACACTTTTCGGCTTGCTTATGCAAGGGCTGTTCAGAATGAGAACTGGATGGCAGCAGTTTGGTGTGTGGACAGCAATGGAGAAGTTCTACTGGATTGCACAACTTGGGAATTTCCGAAGGAGAAATTTGAAAAGGCGAAAGGAGAACTGGAGAAGTTTTGTGCAAGTGAAACTAGCGGTCAATTGCCGGGAGGTCCATTGCCCTATGCAGAATTCTTGGCTTTGACCCCTGGAGAGCAAGGGACGCAGGATTCACCTGGAAATGAGAATGGAGGTCCGGAGAAAGAGCCCCATACGGTGGAATTTTCGAGATTGGAGAAAAAGGATTCCCCAGAAGGTCATGTATATGATGCTCTTCCAGAAACTGATTTAGGACCGGATGTCTGCAAAGAGGTGGAGAAATCCGATGAAGTTAGGACGAGTGATTGATTGGTTGGGGTCATGGTTTGCTGGTGCTAAGGTAGTTCGCCAGGTAGCTTCGATTCGATATGCATTGGAGGATTTAGCTGGGGAACGGGATCAAGTCCTCAAACTGTTAGACAGCCGTCAAAGAGCGTTGGATGATTTGTACGCCCAGATTGAAGAGCAGGGTCGTCGCTTGGCAATTGAGACTGAACGAAACGAAACTCTGATAAAGCGGTATGAATCAGAATTGGAAGCACTCCGCTCCAAATTGCAAATAGCCGAGGAGATTACTATCCCGGGACTCATTGCGAGTAGTGAAGTGATGAAGAAGGGATGCGAAGCTGAGCTGGCCGTCCAATCGAGGCGGCAGGCTATTGCTATGCCTAGAGAGGAGTAAATTGTGAATGCCATAACCAAATCATTGGAGCAGAGTCGTGCTGTATCTGCAACTGCTTATAGTAGGGCTGTGCAGATGAAGAATGCCGGAATTTTCACGCCACCGCCCGGCTCCCAATTTTCCGACTTTCAGAATCAAAGGACCAACCGTGAGAGATATGGACTATTCCGTGGCTGGTTGTATTCTGCCGTGCATGCTTTGGCTGAGGAGGCTGCAGGACAGCCGGTGAATATTGGGAAACTGGTGGAAGTGGAGCTGCGGGAAGAGGAGAGGAGTGTCCCGGGGCGCACCAAGAGTTGGCTTCGTCGCAAAATGACAACAGGGATTAGGACAAAGATTTCTCATTCAAACTTTGACTTGATTGAGGATCATCCTTTGCTTGACGCATTGGAGAAACCTAATTCGATTCAACATAGGTGGCAATTTGTCTACAATTTCGTAGCCAATCTCAATTTGACGGGTTGGTCCTATATTATTGGCGGTGAGACGAATGATGGGGGGATGGAATTTTTCTGCGTCCCTACAACTTGGGTCCACCCTATTCATACCAAAGGACCTTTCGCGGAGTTCAAAGTTTACAATCCGAGGGATGCTGCGTCGAAGATGGACGCAGAGCCCATGAGTAGGGATAATGTAGCGTTTGCTTATCTTCCCAATCCCGCAGATCCATTGCAAGCTATGCCGCCCGCTCAAGCTCAATTGGCAGGGATTCGCATTGATGATCACATTCAGGCCTCCCAAGAGCGCTTCTTTGAAAATGGGGTTTTCCCTTCAGTTGTTTTGACGGTGGGAAAGAATCCACACCCTGATGTATCTGGGGGGATCCGACCGAGGTTGACGGGAGCCCAGCATCGGCAAGTGATTTCTGCTATTCAAAAGAAATGGAGTGGAGTAGCAAATTATGGAGTCCCTGCTATTGTTGATGGGATGATTGAGAGTATTGAACGTCTGTCTGCTACCCAAAATGAGATGGGGTGGGAAAAATCGGAGATGAATATACGGACGAGGATTTTGAGTGCTTTTGGGGTGCATCCGTACATACTAGGGGAGCCGGTTGGGGTAGGTGGGTATGCTCAAGTCGCCAATATCGAGAAACGATTTTGTAAGAGGGTCAATACATTCCTCGACATGCTTTCTTGTCTGATGACGAATTTCGCGGTGCCGATGGTTGGAGCTTCTGAAAAGCTCTTTATCTGGTGGGAAGAATGCGCTCCCACTGATCCCGCCCTCCGTCAAAAGAGTGTTCAAGCTGCGAGAAAGAATGGGGACGTTAGTCGAAATGAGATTAGGGCAGAATTGGGATATCCTCCAAGAGAAGAGCCGGAAACGAATCCGATGCTGGAAAGCCCGCAAGGCTTAACTGCTGCAGTTGGGATATTGACAGCGATGGCTCAGGGAGCCATCCAGTCCGAGACGGCTGTTTTACTATTCACAACGTTTTACGGCTTGCCAGAAGATCAAGCTAAGCTGCTCGTTGGCAAGCCGGGGGAAGTGCAGGCTATAGAGGAGGCAACGGAAGCTATCAAGTTGGCAGTGGAGAAATTGAGTAAGCCGGTGAAGGTGGAGTATGAGAGGATTAGCAAAGAGATTGCCGTTGGCCTTCAGGCTGCTTCTCGGTCAACAGTTGCCGCAGATAGGACAAGGGAAGATATACTGAAACTCTACGAGAGAATCAGGCAATTGACGGCTTCTTTGGAAGTTGAGAAGGCGGAGCGGAAGTGCGATTCCAAGGTGATAGCAACATCTGCGGAAACAGTGGCCAAGCTAACGAACGGTGAAATTCAGAAAGCTCTGTTGAAGATGCAATCAGTAGCAGGCGAGCAGAAGTCTGAAGATGTCCGCGCGGAAATGCTTTGCACTGTGTTGAAGGAATTGGCTGGAACGACGGACAAATCTTTGGAGGCTGTGAAGGAGATTGGGGAGAGGCCGATCAATGTCAGTGTGGTAAATGAAGTGAAGCCTACGCCTGTGGAGATTACAACAGAGGTCAATCCTACCCCTGTTGAGATCAATGTGGAGAATGACGTTCAGCCTTCTCCTGTTAGTGTGAAGAATTTGGTGGAAACCCCAGAAGTGAAGGTGCAGGTGGACCCGAAGATCAATGTCAAGTCTCCAAGGATCAATGTAGAAGCCCCAAATGTCCAAGTGGAACCAAAGGTGGAGGTGAGGCCAAATATCAAGTTGGAGACGCCGCCCGCTGAGGTGAATGTGAACGTGACGAAAGACTCCGCTCCGAGGCGGGCGGTCATTACACACCCTGACCAGAGAGTGTCCCAAGTAGAGTTAAAGGACTGAAATGTCTCTTGTGACGGTACAAGTCCAAGGAGCGGACGGAAATACGCAGGATTTGCTGTTGGATACAATTACGGGCCAAACTTATGCTATCCCAATTTACAAACTGGGTTTGGGGGCAGTGGGGGCAGATGATGGTGTAGTGTCTGCAGCCAATCCGCTTCCGGTGAATGGCTCTGGTGT